AACTCGCCGTCTATCAACCCTTTTGCTATACCGCCATCGTCGTCATATATGCTCATTATGATTTTCTGTACAACACCTAGTTTTTTGACTTTGACCGGTGGTGATAGCCAAATAGGCATTGAAAAAGTCAATGTTGCAACATCTATTTCTGTGTCTGCACCCACTGGTATCGTTCTAGAACTGAAGGTAGTGCCTGTCAATTCAACATAACTTAAACTTGTCCAGTCAATGTAGTTGTCAGTTTTCTGTATCTCGAAGTCAGGGTTGAACAGGTAAAGTATTTGCTCCATTATCTGTAATTTTTGATCTGTGTTTGAACTCCATATGTCTGCTGATACTTCTAGTCTAAAAGGAGAAGGCATCACTTTCTCAACAGTGTAACCGGCACCCAATTCATTGGTGTAATTTCCGTCGCTGTCAATCCCTCTTTCTCTCAAATGTTGTTTTTCGATATGATAAGGATTCTGCATCCTTTCCCTATCGTAATTTAATTCTCTGACATAACAAGCAATTCTTGGAGCATATTGTAATGCGTTTTCACTGTTGTTCCTTATTATGTTTGCAACCTGCCTCGTGGGATCTCCATAGGTCACAGGAACTGCCCTCAGTGCCACTGATCCATCACTACCCTTACCTGTTTCCACAGAGAAGTTACTCAATATCCTAATGAATTGAGTTAAAAATTTCCTAACCTGTCCTTCGTAAAAGTGTAGCATTCTTAATTGTCAGCCTTTGGTTTCAATGCATCAGTCAAAGATTGTCTCTGTTTGACATTCAAACCATTGATTGTAGATTCTGTTGCGTTGTTTACAAAACTTGTTTTGTAGTTTCCTCTTGAATCATTGTTTGTTGTAGTTATTCTCACACTGTCCTCTATCTTAATCCATCTGTTGCCGTCATATCGGAACAATCTGTTTGGTAGATAATCAGTTCTCAAGAAGTAATCTCCTTTGTCAACTCCTGTTGTCGGGAATGATATACCAAAGCCTGCAGGATTACCATTAGGGGCAACACCGTCACCATCCAAGTAGAATCCATAGTGCGAACTTGCAGGTGTGTCTATTGTTGCGTTGACTGTGTTAGAGCTACTTGCCCTTTGACTTTCTGTATTGACATTCTCCGTCCTGATGTTTCCTCTTTCGTCTATAGGTGCAACATAATATTGTTTGTAATTAAATCCTGCTTTTGGAGAATCTTGTTCTGCCTGTGCAACAATCTGATCGTTGATTGTTTTTTCTCTGTTGTAAGTACTCATGTAATTGGCTACAGAACCTTCTGTTGTTGCGTCACCTATTACATCTCTGAATTCTTGTGAATCTACCAGAGTCTTCATCTTCAATCTTAACAAGTGTGGCCACCAAGTTGGAGAAAATCCTTCTGCCGCCCTATTCACATCTTCCACGACATAGTATCTTTTCAATGCAATAGGTATGCTTTCGTCCAATGAGTAATCTTCCTTCATGTGGGGGAACTCTATTACATCACCCGACATTGGTTTCCTACCGATTCTTTCTACTATATCATTAAGATGTACAGTTAAAAATAGTGTGTCGTTCTGCAGGAACATTCCAAACTGCGATAAGTTGAAATCTTGATCTTGTACGTTGTATATTCCCCTGACAACATACACATCGTCTCCATATTTTCTATCTCTGTTCTCTAGGAACAATAGATCTTGTATTGTTGTTTCGTTTAGATCTGAACCCGTTACTCTAGGTTGGCTTGGTGATGCTGGTCCATCCTTGTTTGTGTCACCTTGATCGTATGGTCCGAGGTATTTGTGGAAATGTAGGTCCGTTCCACCCACCGTGAACATCTCTTTTATGTTACGATCAAAGAACTTGTAGTCATTGCCCTTTTCAGGCTTAAAAATGGATAATCTTGGCATATCATACATATTTATTGTATAGGCAAAGGCAATAAATATGAGTATGTCAGAACTACAAACAGGACAACAGGAAATTTTCGATTACGTTAAGAACAATCTCGGCGAGGGAATGATTGACGTTGAATTGGACCCAAAACACTATCAAACGGCACTGGAAAGAGCAGTAAACAAATTCAGACAGCGATCATCAAATGCTGTGGAAGAATCGTATGCATTCTTAGAACTAAAGAAAAACCAAAACAGTTATATCTTACCAGACGAAATAGTTAATGTGAGAAACTTGAACAGAAGAACCGTTGGTTCAAGGACCGAAGGTGGTGAGGGCGGAACATTGTTTGAACCGTTCAACTTGGCCTACACAAACACCTATCTTCTGAGGGCGGGTGCAACAGGCGGATTAGCCACTTACTATGCTTTCGCATCGTATCAAGAAATGGTTGGTAAAATGTTTGGAAGTTTTATACAATTCCATTTTGATGTGGCAACAAAGAAATTAACGATAACTCAAAGACCCAGAGCAGATAACGAAACAGTGCTGATGCATACCGACAACTTCAGACCAGACATAACTTTATTCAAAGACATCTATTCAAAACCGTGGATCAGAGATTACACACTTGCTGTGTCTAAAATAATGTTAGGTGAAGCAAGAGGCAAGTTCAATACAATAGCAGGTCCGCAGGGCGGAACAACACTGAACGGTGATGCACTGAAGCAAGAAGGTCAAGCAGAAATTGAAAGACTCGAAGGCGACATAGGTAATTTCCAAGAAGGCGGAACACCACATAGTTTTGTTATTGGTTAATTCATAATCATATCTTTTTAAATAACAGTATCATGGACAATTCTCGATACAAGAAATATAAAGACTGTAATATAGACGAACTAGAACTAATAGTTAATGACCTAGAAAGTATGTCTATCAGTGCTTTAAAAAGTAAAAAACTAGAAATCCGTAAATCTATTCTGGGTGCGGTAAAAGAAGCAAAAATAGTCATTGAAAAACGCCTAAAAAAATAGTATAATAAACCTATGTTGATAGGTATAGTAGGTTTGATAAGTTCTGGAAAAGGCACAGTCGCGGATAGACTCGTGGAAAAACATGGCTATCAAAAAGACAGTTTTGCTAAAAGTTTGAAAGACGCTGTCGCATCAATGTTCAACTGGGACAGAAGTATGCTCGAAGGAGATACAGAATCCAGTAGACACTGGAGAGAACAGCCAGACAAATTTTGGAGTGAGAAGTTTGGAAAACCCACCACGCCAAGATGGGTATTACAGTTTTTCGGCACAGAAGTAATGCGAGGGCAGATGTACGACGGAATTTGGGTTGACAGTTGTATCGGTAGATACAAGGGTCAGAACACAGTGATAGCAGACACAAGATTTCCCAACGAAGTGAAACAGATAAGGGAACAAGGTGGCAAAATAATACTCGTAAAAAGAGGACAAGATCCTGACTGGTTTGTCAATTACACTGAAGGCAATATAGAGCCCAAGGGCATACATTCTTCTGAATATGCATGGGCAAAAGAAGAGTTTGATTTCGTCATTGAGAACAATAGCACAAAAGAAGAATTATACGCAAAAATAGACGACCTAATCGTCGGCAACAAGATCTCCCACTCTCCAGCCAAGACGTCTGACCCCTTGCAACCTCTGGCAATTGGCACAAACTGTTTTTAGATTAGAAGTAGCAGTATTACGTAAATTCCCATCAATAAAATACACATCCAATTGTGTTTGATTTTGTGCTTTGAATCCACACAGTTCACACTTACGTTTCTTTTTGTAACCTGAACGCTGTAATGCAGTGACCCCACCTATCTTCTTGTTGTGTTTTTTACGATTACACGTGTCACACAGGCTACGCCAATACACGGTTGACCCTTTGCGATAAGCATAGGCCCGCGGCTTTGCTTTACACTCTTTGCACAATGGTCTGTTTTTATACTGCATACACGTATTTAAGTCGCCTATATAGGCACCACGAAAATGGTAAGAATTGTCGTAAAAACCGTATGATTGAATAAATAGTTCTAGTATATACGTACAACTTGCAAGGAGAATACGAAAAATGGCTTTAACATCACCAGGAGTAGAAGTTAGTGTAATAAACGAAAGTTTCTACGTACCATCAGATGCGGGTACAACACCACTATTCATAGTAGCATCAGCACAAGACAAGAAGAACGGAGCAGGTGACGGCACAGCGGCTGGAACACAGACAGCAAACGCCAACACTGCATATTTGATTTCTTCTCAAAGAGAATTAACAGAGACTTTTGGAGATCCAAAATTCTACACAGACGCATCAGGAAATTCATTACACGGTTATGAATTAAATGAATGGGGACTACAAGCGGCGTACAGTTTCCTAGGAGTTGCCAACAGAGCATTTGTCCTAAGAGCTAACGTTGACACAAACGGTTTAATTGGAAGTGCTTCGGCACCGACAGCGGCACCAACAGATGGAACATACTGGTTTGACCTTGCAACAAGCAGTTTTGGTTTATTTGAATGGTCAAAAACTAATCAAGCATTCACAACAGTTAATCCAACATTAATCACATCAACTAGTGATCTAGTTGGCGGTGTTTCAACTGGTGCACCAAAAACTTCAATAGGTGTAATTGGTGATTATGCGATTAATACAACACACGTTACTAACAAGATCTACAAAAGAACTGCAAGTAACACTTGGGTACAAGTTGGATCAGAAGCATGGCACACATCACTCCCAGTGGTAACAGTTGCTTCAGGAACAACAGTGACAAGTGGTCACAACATGAAGATCAATGACGTTACAATCACAACAAGTGGTACAACACTTTCAAATGTTGCGGCACAGATCGGATCAAATGTAACCAATGTTACTGCAAGTGTAAATGCTACAACAGGTAACTTAGAAATCTTCCACAACGGTAAGGCACTAGGTGACTCAACAGGTGGTACTAACACAATTAGATTCGAAGAAGGAAACGGAACATTAGTAGCGGACTTAGGAATAACTTCAAACACTGTGTTAAACGGTGTTCAGTTCTTACAGGACAAACACACAAACAGACCAACTTGGAAAACTGCAGACGAGAACAGACCTAACGGTTCAGTTTGGTTCAAGACAACTTCTGCAAACTCAGGAGCAAGTCTTGTTTCTAAGATTTACAGTTCATCAAACGCTAGTTTCTCAACAGTTGCTAGTCCATTATACGCCAACCATACATCAGCGATTTTCAACCTAGATGCGGCAAACGGTGGTTCAAGTTTAACAGTTGGAACAGTATATGCACAATACAACATAACTGAAGAGTCAATGACAGCGGCAGATGCCACAGATGCTACTCCAAACGTTGGTGACTTCCAATTATTCAGATACGAAGGCGGTGTTACAACTATCACAAGTAATAACACAGCACCAACTTTCACAGCAAGTGAAACTTTTAAAATACAAGAGTCAGTGAAGAATCAAGAAGCATTGAGTTCAGCAGTAACAGTAACACTAGGTGGTACTGATGCTGACGCCTTTATTGCGGCAGTGAACGGTGCGGCATTAACAAACGTTTCGGCAAGTAAGACAACTGCAGGTGCGATTGTTATGACACACAAACTGGGTGGTGAGTTTAGAATGACCGAAGAAGGCATGACAGG